AGCCTCCCATTCCCTGGACTTCAATTTCGATGTCCAAGAAACGGGAGGCAGTTCATTCTCGGCTCCGGTCGTGCCGGGGCTGACGCCCTCAGAGCAGGCCGCTCTATCGCAGCTCGTCGAGCTGTGGCGCGTCAAGCAGCCGCGCAATCGTCTGCGCCAGGCGTACCTCGACGGCGTCGTCCGACCGGACAACCTGAATATCGCGGTGCCCGACGATATGGTCGACCAGCTCGGCGCGGTCATCGGCTGGCCTCGGAAGGTCGTTTTTGGCCTGTCGGATCTGCTGATCTGGGACGGAGTCACCTCATCGACGGGCAGCGACAACCCGTTCGAGATCGACGACTTGCTGGCATCGACCGGCTTCGAGTTGGAGATCGCGCAGACGATCCCGTCCTCGCTCACGCACTCGGTTGCTTTCCTGACGCTTCGTAAGGGTGTCGAGGCTGCGGGTGAGCCGCCTGTGATCATTCAGGGGCACTCGGCAGACTGGGCGTCGGGACTGTGGGATCGCGTGCGTCGTCGCCTGTCATACGGCCTGACTATCGACGACATCGACGACGCCGGCCGCCCGACACGCTTCACTCTCTACACAGCGGACTCGACTTACATCGTCGAGCTGAATGCGGCGTCGGCATGGCGGATCGTCCACGCCGAGCTGCACGGCATGGGCGCACCCATGATGGAGGCACTGCCATTCGAGCCGTCTCTCGACCGTCCGCTCGGGCGCTCGAGGATCTCCCGTGACGTCATGAGCATCACTCAGCGAGCAATGCGCACGGTCCTGCGTGAAGAGCTGGCGACGGAGCTGTTCACGGCTCCGGGCATCCTCCTGTCTGGCGTCGACTCAGATCTGATTGACGATCTGCGCTCGTGGGACTGGAAGCTCGGCACCATCAAGACGATCTCATCCGGCGAAGAGCCGGATGGGCCGAAAGTGACGGTGCTGCCGCAGCAGTCGGCGCAGCCGTTCACGGAGCAGATGCGTGCGCTGGCAACCGAGCTGTCGGGCGTCTCGTCCCTGCCGGTCTCATCCCTCGGCGTGATTCAGGACAATCCGTCCTCTGCGGAGGCGCTGTATGCGGCGAAGGAAGAGCTGGTCATCAAGGCGAAGAACGCGCAGAGAGTGTTCGACGCGGCCCTGACTCGCGTCTATGCGCACGCGGTGATGATGCGCGACGGGATTGATGAGATGACGCCTGAGCTGCGGTCTCTGGCGACGCGATGGGGCGACCAGGCACACCCGTCGATTGTCTCGCAGTCTGACGCCATCGTGAAACAGATCAGCGCGCTGCCGTGGCTTGCTGAGTCCCCCGTCGTCCTCGAGGAACTGGGATACTCAGGCTCTCAGATTGCTCGCCTGATGTCGGACAAGCGCCGCGCGGAAGCGTCCGGTCTCCTTGATCGACTGTCCGCGCAGGACACCACCGACACCACTGTCCCGGCCGTGCAGGCTGCGCCTGCGGCGACGGGGGGGCTTGACACCTCGCACGCGAAGGAGGCGTTCGACGCGCTCGGCGTGGCCGTGCGTGCGGGCGTTGACCCGCAGAGCGCACTCGAGGTACTCGGCATGAGCGGTGTGAAGCTGACGGGCGCTGTGCCCGTCTCGCTGCGACTGCCCGAGGCGGACACGAAGGCGCTCGAAGAGAAGTAGCTGACGAGAGGGGGCCAGCGTGCATATCCACGACGTGCAGCAGCTCGCGCGAACGCAGAACCGCGCGGGAGATCTCGCGGAGCGCCGGATGCGTGCACTGTGGAAGAAGCTGCCCCTCGATGACCTCGGGACGCTTGAGGACGCTCTGTATCAGCTGTATCCACGCCTCGTCGAGGAATCCGCTGAGGTCGCATCGTCGGCGGCTCTCGAATGGTACGAGAAGCAGCGCGAAGCCGAAGGCGTAGCGAAGGCATACTCACCGACGATGCCGGCCGACCTCGTTGACCAGGACGACGCGGAGAAGATCGTCGGCGCAACGCTGAGGGATCTGCGCGAGGGCATCGACCGCGCAAAGGCTCTCGCGCGCCTCACGGACGGCGCTCGCAAGCTGATCTCAGACTCAGGACGCGCGACCGTGCAGCACGCTGCCGAGGGCGACCCGAAGTCCCCGAGGTACGCTCGCGTACCGACCGGGGCTGAGACGTGCGCCTGGTGCATGCTCTGGGCCTCACGAGGATTCGTCTACCGCAGTGAAGAGACCGCGCACTTCAAGCGCTCGCACTTCAAGTGCGATTGCCAGGTCGTCCCGTCGTGGTCAAAGAAGCCCCGCATCAAGGGCTACGACGCCTCGAAGTACGAGGACATGTATCGGAAGGCACTCGCCTCACTTGAGGACGACGGCGCTTTCATCGACGACACTCGCGTCATCACGGCGAAGATGCGCGAGCTCTTCCCCGACCAGCTCACGGACGGCCACACGCCGAAACCGTGACCACATAGCTACCCCGCAGCCGCCCTGGCATGCGGGGTATTTACCCCCGGCCACCGCGTAAAGCACAGGCCGGACACCTCTGTTCTCTCCGCAATGGAAGGAAAACATCATGGAAAACACCACCACCGATCAGGATCAGGAGATCAAGGACGGCGCGCAGGCACCGACCGAAACCTCCCCCACCACCACCGATACGGCCGTCCAGGACACCGCGCCCGCCGACACCGCAGAGACCTCGCAGGAGGAAACGCAGGCCGACGCCGAGCAGGACTGGAAGACCTACGCCCGCACGTGGGAACGCCGCGCCAAGGCCGACCACGCGCGCCTCTCCGTGCTCACGGAAGCGATCAACGGCAAGGACACCACCATTGAGGAACTGCGCTCTCAGGTCGCAGCCCTCGAAGAGCAGGCGCACCGAGCCAAGCTGATAGCCGCCGCAGCCTCCAAGTACGGCGTCCCCGCTGATCTCATCCACGGTGACACCGAGGACGAGATCAAGCAGATCGCGCAGCGACTCGCCGACTGGCGAGGTGCCACGGCCACCCCGGCCGTGCCCGCGCTCGCGGATTCGGGTGCTGGTGTATTCCCGCCTCGTCCGTCGTCTCTGTCTCTTGATGAGCAGATCGCGGCGGCGCAGAGCGCTGGCGACTTCAAGTTGTCGGCGCGTCTCAAGGCAGTCAAGCTCGCGGGCCTGACCGCTGACAACACCAACTGACATTCATTCCCTTCTCTTGACAGGAGATTCATATGCCCGGTATTACCGAGATGGCAACCACGTATAATTGCCCGAACTACGTCGGCGAGATCTTCGCCGCGTCCCCGGAGGACACGCCCCTGCTGTCCTCGATTGGTGGCCTGACGGGCGGCGAGTCCGTCGAGTCGACGACCTTCGGCTGGCAGGTCACGGACCTGCGCGACGCTGCCGACAACCGTCAGCGCGTCGAAGGCGCGGACGCGACCGCGTTCGAGACGCGCACACGCACCAACGTCGAGAACGTCCTCGAAATCCACCAGGAGGCCGTCTCCGTGTCGTACACGAAGATGGGCGCACGCCGTCAGTACGGCCCGTCCGGCACGGCTGTGCAGCTGGGTTCGACCACGCTGCCCGCTGACGAGCTCGCCGAGCAGCTGCAGGCGCAGATCAAACAAATCGCACGAGACGTCGAAAAGACGTTCATCACCGGCGTCTTCGCTAAGCCGACCACGAACGCGCAGCCGCGTAAGACGCGCGGCCTGCTGCAGGCCATCACGACCAACGTCGCGACGACAACGCATAAGGCCAGCGAGCTGACCGCAGACGACGTCCTCGACCTCATTCAGAAGGTATGGGACGGCGGCGGCGTCCAGGACACTGAGACCCGCACGATCATCGTCGGCTCGACGCTCAAGCGCGCTCTTACCAGGCTGTTCGTCAAGGACGGCTTCAAGCAGGAAGATCGCAACGTCGGAGGCGTCAACCTCAAGATGCTGGAGACCGACTTCGGTAACTTCAACGTGATGCTCAATCGCTACATGCCGGCGACGAAGCTCGCGGTCGTCTCCCTCGAGCAGCTTTCCCCGGCTTTCCTCGAGGTGCCCGGCAAGGGCCACTTCTTCGCAGAGCCGTTGTCCAAGACCGGCGCATCCGAGAAGGTCATGTTGTACGGCGAGATCGGCCTCAAGTACGGCAACGAAAAGGCCCATGGCGTCATGACTGTGGCGGAAGGCTGATCGACATGGCGAAGAAGAAGATCGACATGGTGACGCTGCGCTGCGACTCGATCCCGACCCTGCTCATCACCACACCGCACGTGCAATTCGAGGACGGCCTGGCAACCGTCACGGCCGCTGACGCCGAGATCATCCTCGACATCCTCGGCGACGACTTCGGAATCACCGGCCCGTCCGACGCCGCGCAGCCCGAGACTGACCCGGAGACCGAAGGATCCGCCTCCACCTCAACGCAGGCGGATCCCACCGACTAGCAGCTAGGAGGCCCCACATGGCACCGCCCGAACCGCTAGAAGTCACGATCGCAGCCTTCCGAGAGCGATACGGCCCGAACGAAGAGAACACCGTCGGCCAGCAAACCGTCGAGACGGCGCTCGCACGAGCGTCGCGTATCGTCCGCGACGAGCTCGCCACCGACAAGATCGACCTCGCCGCCGCGCTCGCGGGTGGCAGTATCCGCCGTGACTCGTATGAGGATGTTGTGTGCGACATGGTGCGGTATTCGATCCGTCAGCAGGTGGATGGGTTTGCGTACGGGGCGACGCAGTCGACTGTGACGGGTGGCCCTTATAGTCAGTCGTCGACGTTTAGCGCGCCGGTGGGGTCGATGAGCTTCACTCGGGTTCATCGGCGCAGGCTCGGTGTCCGGCTGAGTCGCTTCGCGTCTGTCCGGACGATTGGGGTGCGGCCGTGATCGTCGGTGAGACTATCCAGCTCAAGGTCAGACAGCCCGGTGTGCGCGACGAGTTCGGTAACGAGCGCGTCGCATACCGGCCGGTGATCTCGGTCAGAAACGTTCTGGTGGCTCCGTCCTCGTCGCAGGATTTGGGGCCGGAGCGGCCGGACGGTGAATCAACGGTCATGACATTCCACTTTCCGAAAACCTACGTCGGGGCGCTGAAAAGCTGTCTGATTGGGTGGGGCGGGGCTTGGTGGGAAGTGATCGGCGATCCACGGCCGTACAGCAAGGACTCGACGCCTGGCGCGTGGAACCGTCCCGTGCAAGCAAGGCTGGTGGAGGGGTGACGCAAGTGAAGATCGTGATCGACAATGCCGGCCTTCGCGCGCTGGCGACGCCGATGATTGAGTCCGCTGCAGAGCGGATCGCAGCAGCGGCGGGCAAGGGGTTCGAGCCGTCTGTGCAGCAGGGTAAGACGAGGCCGCACGGCATCGTCAAGGCCGCGACGTTCAAGGCTCGCCGTGACAACGCCCGCCATAACTCGCTCTTGAAGGCGCTGAATGCGGGGCGCGTATGAGGTCATCGACAGCCGCGCTCATCACCTACTTGACTCGGAAGTTCCCGGGCACGTCGGTCTCGAATCGCGTGCCGCAAGATCGGCCTAAGAAGTTCATTACGGTCGAGCGCACGGGCGGGCAACGCACGCACCTGTGGGACTCACCGATGTTTGCGGTGCAGGCATGGGCTGCGACGGAGGCTGAGGCATCCGCGCTTGCTGATGAGGTCGCCGTCGCGATCCTGGACTGGCAGCTCGATCCTATCGTCGCGTACTCCGATGTTCGGTCGGTGTACGCCTTCCCGGACCCGGACTCGCGGGTTCCGCGTTTTCAACTGACGGTGAGCGCCACCCTGGCGTTCACCTGAATTATTTCTCTTGACAGGAGAGTCATATGACAGAGCATAATTCCGCTCTCGTTACTGCGGCTAAGCCGCAGAAGGGCGGCGCATTCTTCGCCGCTCCGCTGGGAACAGCGCTCCCTGCTGATGCGACGACCGCGCTCGACGCGGCGTTTGTGAAGCTGGGGTACCTATCGGAGGACGGTTTTGAGAATCCGATCGAGACCGAGTCCAGCGACGTGAAGGGGTTTGGCGGCGACGTCGTCCTTACGCAGCAGACTGGGTACAAGGAGACGTTCAAGACGAAGCTCCTGCAGGCGCTCGATCCCGACGTGCTGCGCGAGGTTTTCGGGCAGGAGAACGTGACGCAGCAGGGCGGCGCAGATAAGCCGATCAGTGTGCGCCACAACTCGAAGATCTTGCCTCGCCGCGTGTTCGTTTTCGAGGTTCTGCTCACGGGTGGGCTGATTAAGCGGATCGTGATCCCAGAGGGACAGATCACCGAGCGCGGCTCCACCGTCTACAAGGACGGCGATCCGGTCGGGTACGAAGTGACGATCGCTGCGTACCCGTCAGCGAAGGTCGAGGGTGACTGCGCCCGCGAGTACATCGCGAAGGCTGCGGGCTGATCGACCCGAAATCGTGGAAGAGGGGCGGAGCCTGCCTGACTACCATCCCGGGGCACAGGCAGGGTCGCGCCCCGCCCCTCTTCCATTCCCACCCCAATGAGGCGCGACACATATTCACAGACTTAGAAAGGTTCAGCGCGATGACTCTTCACAACCAGATGGCCCCAAGCGACAAAGCCCTGCCGATGGGCATCGAAGAATTGACCGAGGTGCTGCGGCGCTATGAGCAAGCTGTTGAGGCAGCTGAGGGCAGCGTCGCGGAGCAAATGCCGTCCAGCAACTCATCCGAGGCACATGACGGCCCAGACACGGAGGCCCTGGATGATCTGCGTACGATCACGGTCGCGGGCCTGCAGCTCACGGTTGATCCGACCGTGTTCGATGACTTCGAGCTGCTCGAGTCGCTCGCGGAGATTCAGCGCGGCGATATCCTCGGTCTGCCGAAGGTGTTCCGTGCAGTCGCGGGTGATCAGGCGCAGGAGCTGCTCGACGCTGTCAGGGATGAGCGCGGCCGAGTCACGGCGACAGCTGCGACTGAGGTGCTCGTGCAGATCATGCGCGAGCTGGCCCCAAAAGCCTGACACTCGCTGCGATACTCACGCACGCGCCCGATGAGCTGGAGGCCGACTTCATCCGGTTCTTCGGGAGCGGCCCACGCCAGATGCCGGCGCGCCAGGCAGCGCGCCTCGCGTCCGTCGTCATCAGGCAGACGGAGTCATGGACGCTGCGTGCAATCGACCAGGAGTGGCAGTGGCGATCGCTCGATACGCACCTCGCTGCGATTCAGGCCGACTCGCTGCGCTGGCTCCAGTGGGCAAAAACAGAGGACGCGCAGAAGGGGCGGGGCGTGCCGCCACCGATCCCACGCCCGGGCACGCGAGTCGAAATCGACACCATGCCCGACACGGACTGGATCGACGCGCAGCTCAACGCAGCGCGAGAACCGGTTGAAAACTAGATAAGGAGAGGGCATTGGCCGAAGGTGTATCCCTGGGAACAGCATGGATCGACGTTGTTCCGTCGTTCAAGGGCTTGAAGAAGCGGATCGAGGAAGAGCTCGGGTCTCTGGGGACGTCGGCCGTCACTGACGCGACGGAGTCCTGGGGCTCGAAGATCGGGCAGTCGCTCTCGAAGCACATCGGCGGTGCCCTCTCATCAATCGGCAAGCTCGGCCTCGGCGGCGTCGCCGCGGCGGTCGGCGGCGTCACGGCCGCGCTCACGGCGCAGATCCCCGCAGCGATCTCTGCGTCCGACGCGACCGACAAGTTCAAGAAGACGCTCGAATTCGCGGGCGTTGACCCGGCGCGGATCAAGCAGCTGACCGCCGCCGCTCAAACCTACGCCGATCAGACGGTGTACGACCTGTCGGATATTCAGTCGGTGACGGCGCAGCTCGCCGCGAACGGCGTCAAAAACTTCGACAAGATGGCCGAAGCGGCCGGAAACGTCAACGCCATCGCGGGCGGCACGAAAGAGACGTTCAAGCAGGTCGCGCTCGCCCTCGTCCAGATCAACGGCGCGGGCAAGCTCACCACGCAAGACTGGAATCAGATCGCCGCAGCCATTCCCGGCGCGTCGGGCAAGCTCCAGGAAGCCCTCAAAAATAACGCCGCATTCACCGGCAACTTCCGCGACGCCATGAGCCAAGGCCAGATCACGGCAGAGGAATTCAACCAGGCCTTAATGGACCTCGGATTCACCGACGTCGCAGAGCAAGCGGCCAAGTCGGCCTCAACCTTCGAGGGCGCGTGGGGCAACCTCGAAGCCGCCGTCGAAAAGGGCCTTGTCGCCTCCCTCGACAAGGTCAAGGAGCCGCTCACCGACATCGTCAACGCGGTTGGTGAGCAGCTTGGACCCGCGTTCGACAGTGCGGGCAAGTACGTCGACATCCTCGCAGGAAAGCTCCGCCCCTTCGCCGACGCCATGAAGGACGGCAAACTCACCCTCGAGGACATCGCCAAAGCCCTCGGAGAAGCAACCGGAGGATTCGCCGCGCTCGCGGGCGCGGGCACACTGCTCGCTGATCCGTCACTGATCATCGGAGCGTTCGACGCACTCCCCTCGCCGTCCGCTCTCGCGGAGAAGTTCTCAGGTCTTGGTGGCGCGGTCAAGGACGGCGTCGGTAAGGTGTTCGCGCCGGCTGTCGAGTCTGTTGGAGAGCACGCGAAGAGCCTCGGCAGCGCCTTGAAGGCGGGAGCGGGTGAGGCGGCGTCGAATGCGTCTGCGGCGATTGGCGAGAAGCTCTCGGGCTTCGGCCGCGTGATCCGCGAGGCCGGGGACAAGCACATCGGGCCATCGTTCGGGACTCTCAGCGGCAAGCTCTCCGGTATTGGCGGCGTCCTCAAGGAGGGCGCAGGCAAGGCGCTCAGTCCGGCTGTGCAGGCGATGCACGGCCTCGGCCCGAAGATGGGGCAGGCGCTGGCTGGTGCTGCTGGCCCGGTCGGCTCGGCTGTCGAGGATCTGCTCGGGCAGGTCGGGATGTTCTTGAATCCGGCTCGCTTCGGCAAGGTGCTGGCCTTCGGCGGTCTGATTACGGCTGCGGTCGCCGGCATCGGTGCGCTGGTGCAGGCATCGGGCGGTGAGCTGACGACGCAGATTCAGACGATGATCTCGGACATTATTCTCAACGTGTCGAAGTACGGCTCGGAGCTCGTATCGAATGCCCCGCAGCTGATCGCGTCGGGCGCTGAGGCTGTTAAGACGCTGATCACTGGCATTACGAACGCCCTGCCGGTCCTGCTAGATATGGCGGGTCAGCTGATCGAGGCGTTCGTTGGTGCTTTCTCGGATTGGCTTCCGCAGCTGATCCCCGCTGCCGCGCAGATGATCGTTGCCCTCGTGAGGGGCCTCGTCGATATGCTTCCGGAGCTGATCAATGCGGGCGTTGAGCTGATCAATGGTCTGACGGCCGGCCTGACGGCAGCGATCCCCGTTCTCGTCGATGCTCTGCCGGGCATCATCACGTCCCTGCTGGACGCGCTGTCAAAGGGTATCCCGCAGCTGATTCAGGCGGGCGCGGGCTTGCTGACTGGCCTGATCAATGGGCTGGTGCAGGCGATCCCGACGCTGGCGGCGGCGCTCCCGCAGATCGTGACGACGATCGTCACCACGGTCGTGCAGGCACTGCCGCAGCTGATTCAGGCTGGCGTGCAGGTCCTGCAGGCGCTGATCAGCGGCCTGCAGACGGCGCTGCCGGCGCTGATCGATATGCTGCCGCAGATCATCACGACTGTCGTGACGACGATCGTCGAGAATCTGCCTCTGATCATCGAGGCCGGCATTCAGCTGCTGACAACGCTGATCAACGGCATCCTCGAAGCGATACCGCAGCTGATTGATATGCTGCCGCAGATCATCAACACGATCGTTACGACACTGATCGCGAACTTGCCGATGATCATCAGCGCAGGCGTGCAGCTGCTGATCGGTGTCATCAACGGCATCGTGCAGGCAATTCCGCAGCTGATCGCGATGCTGCCGCAGATCATCACGACGATCGTCACGGTCCTCGTGCAGAATCTGCCGCTGATCCTCAATGCCGGCGTGCAGATCCTGACGGGTCTGATCGACGGCATCATGCAGTCCCTGCCGGCTTTGAAAAACATCTTCTTTGACATTCCGAAGCAGATCGTGAATGTCCTATCCAATGTCCCGTCGATGATGGTCTCGTCGGGCAAGAAGATCATTCAGGGCTTGATCGACGGCATCAAGTCGATGGCGGGCGCAGCGACAGGCGCGGTCTCTGACCTGCTCGGAAACGTCCGAAAGTACTTGCCATTCTCGCCGGCAAAGAAGGGCCCGTTCTCGGGCCACGGTTGGACGCTGTACTCGGGTCGCTCGATTGTCGAGGCCCTGGCTGAGGGTGCGGCGCAGCGCGCGCCGCTGTTCGAGGCAGCGATCAGGGACACGATCACGGCAGGGCAGGAGCAGCTCAACGGCCTTGAGGCCGGGGCGCTGTCGGTCACGGCGGGTCTTGGTGGTGCGGCGGGTCTGGCGCGTATCCAGGCGACCGGGCCGCAGTATCTGGTCGTGCGTGACTCGGATGATCAGCTGATCGGCCGGATGAGAGTCGAGGCCGGGGGCGTCGTCTCTGACGGTCTCGCGCCCGCGTCTCGGTCGGCGCTGCGTGAGCGCATCGGATTCTAAGGAGAAGATTCATGGCGATTCAATGGTCAGCGTCGTCCGGCTACATGTCGGTCGGTGTAGAGCTGTGGTACACGGGCGACCCGCACCAGGGATACGTCGAGGTGTACGCGCAGTTCTGGCTCAGGTCAGATGGCTACGGCCATAACTTCACGGCCGCAACCTCCTGGTGGGGCAATGTAGGAGCGGGATCAGAAACCGTTTCCTTTTCGTCGCCGCGTGGCGCGACCGTGTATAAGGACATGGGTACGTCGCATTGGCGCGAAGACCTCCTGCCGAACCAGGAGCGTTCGGTTGGCGTCGGGTACTCTCTGGGACCGATCTGGAACGGTGGCCGTCCGTCGCTGCAGGCGTGGCTTACGCTGCCTGCGCGTCCGGCGAAGCCTCCGACAGCGCCGTCCTACTGTAAGGCAGTGCTGCTGCCGGATGGGAAGTCTGTGTCGGTGTCGTGGCCGGCAGCGACGCCAGCAGATTCGTCCTCGCCGATCCGGTCGTACGTGATTGAGCGGTGGGACGCCTACGCTGATAACAAGTCCGGCCCGTGGTTGCCTCGCGAGTGGCATGTCGTGACGTGGGTGAATGTCACGGGCAGCAACGCCCCGTCATTCAACGTGATCGACGACCGCGCGGTGTACCCGAACGACCGGTTCTGGTACAGGGTCTACGCCTCGCCGGTCATCCCGACTCGCGTGCGGGACGTATCAGACTTTGTGCCGGGGCCGGCATCCCCGATGTCGGCGGGTGTATCGACCCGTCCCGATCCAGTCACAGAGCTGACGGCGGCCAAGACCCGTGACGGAAAGATCAGCATCTCGTGGACGACGAGCTTCCCATACCCGCAAGACGCCACTGTCGAGATCTACGACGGCGACGACAAGGTCGGCACAGTGCGAGCCGACGCGGACGGCTGGATCCACACAAACGCCGATCTCCAAGTACCACACACGTACTACGCATACGTCAAGACCGACGCTCTCGAGTCGAAACGGTCGGCCCCGTCAAACACAATCCAGGTGCTCCAGAGGCCTGGCATCCCGGGAGTTCGTAAGCCCGAAGCGTATGCGCCAGTTGGGCAGGTCATGGTCGCGTGGTCTCACACGTCGATTGATGAGACCTGGCAGGAAGCAGCGGAGATCCGCTACGCGCGGGTCAACAGCGAGGTCGGAAACACGCCATCGTGGACCACTGTGAGTGTCTCAGGGGCTGCGCAGGAAAAGGTTCTGGACCTTCCGGCCGGGGTCTACACCTATCAGATCCGCACGAAAGGCCAGTTCCGGGAGTATTCAGAGTGGTCGCCAGCCAGGCGAACGACGGTCACCTACGCGCCGGTGGTCGCGCTCGCACCCAACGCGAACGCGCTGGACAAGTCGGTGTTCGAGGGCGCGATCTCGGTGTCACACGTACAAGGATCGTCGACAACGATCAGCACTGTCGTCGCAGAGCTCCTCAGCGCCGACATGCAGATCATCGAGCAGATCTCCGGGGACGCGAGTGTCCTTAAAGCGATTCCATCATTTTCCCGTGCGCCCTTGGTATTCAAGGCTCGCCTGGAGAACAAGACGGGCTACGTGGTCCGCATCGCCCTCACGGACGGTTTCGGACTCACGACCAGCGTGGAGCGCCGGTACAACGTCGAGTACCCAACGCCGCCGCAGCCGATTGTCACGGCCGAATGGGAGGAGTCAGAGGGAGACATGCTCATCTCCATCGCGTCTCCATCGATCCCGGCCGGAGCGAAGACCCCGGCCACCGTCGAGACGCGCCTCGAGCGATCAATCGACGGAGGCTCAACGTGGACACTCGTTGCCGATCGTCTGCCGCCGTCCACGATGTACCGCGACAGGCAATGTCTGACGAATGGAGTCACAAAGTACCGGGTGACTGCGACCAGCGCCATGCCGTCATCGTCCGTGACGATCGTCGACGCGCTCGCGGACTCGCAGGCGGTCTGGCTGAGTGCGGGGCAGGGGTTCTCGCGCGTGGTACGCCTCGCCTGGGATCCCGCGACCGGAGCGTCTATGGGCTTGGTGAACCGGGAGGTCAAGCACTTCGCAGGGCGGGATCTTGGCGTGGAGATGTCTGGGACGCAGCGGCAGCGTGTGGTGACGGTCTCGGCGACGCTGGTCGATGCCTCGGAGAGGGAACGTCGTGCGGTGGAGGATCTGGCGTTCATGCCGGCACCGGTCATGTACCGCGATCCTCTAGGGAGGGTGTTCTATGGCTCGCTCTCGGATGTGCAGCTTGATCGAGAGGTCGGGGGCATCTGGCGGGTGTCCGCAAAGCTAACGGAGGTGGGAGTGTGAGTGGCCTGACGGGTGACAGGCAGGCAGAGTTTCGGGTGATGCTGACCAGTCTTCGGGGCGAAGATCTTGGCGTGCTTGACGGAGTCGAATCCGGGTCGGTGACACTGTCGGCTACCAGTCGTCTGCGGGCGTCAGGCTCTCTGCGCCTTGTCGATGTGGGGCAGGAGATCGATTGGTTCAACATGCATGCCAGAGTCGACTACGTCCCGGAGGGGATGGAGGGCTGGCCGGTGGGGACGTTCATCATGAGCGCACCGCACAGAGAGGTGAGCGAGCATCGGACTGTTAGCGATGTCGAGCTGCAGGGGCTACTGGCGTACGCGGATCGGGCTGTCCTTAAGCAGGTCACACATCATCTCGGCTCAAATGCACGAAATCTGCTCGATCCCCTGCTCAAGTCGTTCAAGCGTGTACCTGCCGCAATCGAGCTACCTAGCTTTGCGCTCAAGGAGAGCGTGTACGACGCGGGAACATCGGTGCTCACTGTGATCAACGAGGTACTCAACGCGGGAGGCTACTCGGCGCTCTCTACGGACGGGCGAGGGGCTCTCCTGGTAAACAAGTACGTCCGGCCATCACAGCGGCCTGTCAGCTACCGGTTCGTTGAGGGGAGCGAGGCGATTCACTCGGCGTCATGGACGATCGACAGAGATATCTTCGCGGTCCCGAACGTCGTGATCTGCGTCGGGACGGGAGGGACGGGCAGTCGGCAGATGGAAGGCGATACACCGCCGCCACTCGTAGGAAGAGCCGAGAACCGCAATTGGCGTGACCCGTTCTCGATCCAAAATCGCGGGGAGGTGGCGCACGTCGAGACAGGCGTGCAGGCAGCGTCGCAGGAGATCATCGACGAGATCGCACACAGGATACTCGCCGAACGATCAGCTCCCGCAGCTTCCCTGGTGATCGAGCACATGCCAGTTCCGATCTCGCCAGGAGACGTCGTCGAGTTTGTCTCTCAGGGCACGCGCATGCGCTGCGTCGTTCAACAGATGGAGTACAAGCTCTCCCCAACCGCCCTGGTGAAAACCACGATGAAGGAGATCCGAGAATGAGCGACGGCATCGAGTACCTCACGCAGGTCGTGGCGGATCTGCGAGCGCGTCTAGATGCGCAGCCCACCTACAGGTGGGGGACGGTCAAATACACCCAAATTGCGAATGGGGATGGATTCGTCCCCCGCTTCTTGGCTCTCCTCGATGGCATGGGCGATACTCAATACTACGTGGACGACAGCCTGCTCGCGACGAAGGTCTCCCCTGGGGACCGGGTACTCGTCCAGATCCACCAAGGAACAATGGTCGCGCTCGCGCATACTCGCTCCAGCATGAATGCCTACGTCAAGCCAGGCGGTGGAGATACGGGGAAACAGGGGCCGCAGGGACCACAAGGTGAACCCGGCCCGCCAGGCCCGAAAGGCGACCCCGGCCAACAGGGACCACGAGGCCCGAAAGGCGACCCAGGCGAAACGGGACCACGCGGCGAAAAAGGCGACCCAGGAGAGGCGATCACCGTCGTCACTCCAGCCGGCGTCATCTCGGCCTACGCGGGCAAGACAGCGCCCTCCGGATGGCTCATGTGCGACGGCAAACAGTACGACCGCAAAACCTACCCGGCGCTCGCGGCCGTACTCGGAAACACTTTCACATTCCGAGTTCCCGACCTGCGAGGCCGGTTCATCCTCGGCGCATCCTCAACCCATCCTGCTGGCGAGCAGGGCGGCGAGGAAAAACACACGATGACAACGGCTGAGATGCCGCGTCACCAGCATCAGATCGGCGGCGAATCCGGCCAGTGGGGCGGCGGTGCCGGCATCTACCGGACGGACTTCTCGGGCGGCAGCAGATGGACAGGCATCGCAGCGTTCGGAGAGGGCTACCTCGATAGGGCGGTCGCAAAAATGGAAGGCCAATCCCAGCCTTTCAACATCATGCCGCCATACGTCGCGATCAATTTCATCATCAAGACCTGACAGGCCGCCCGGCCTGCCAACAACCAACCCCGACCACCACAGCAGGTGGCCGGGGCTTTCCGTACACGAAAGGAAAAGAGTATGGCACCCGATCTTCAGACGATGCCCGAAACCAAGGTCCAGGAGGCCGAGCTGCTCGGGCTCCTGACCGAACGCAACCTCACTCAGCGTGAAGGAGGACAGGCATGACCACCTCCCCCAATGACCCCCGCGTCGTCGCAGCCGTCGACACTGCCCTGCGAGCCATGCTCGAAGAGGTCGGTCACATCGGCGGCGACAAGTACTGGGATGCAGTCGGCAAGTCCGATTTCCGGGGCTATGCATGGTGCGGTGCTTTCCAGGTCTGGGGCTTCCTCCAGGCCGGCGTCAACCTGATGAATGCGGCGTGGTGGTACTACGTCCCGTATATCAAGAATTTCGCACAGCAGATCGGCGCGTGGTGCGATGAGCCCGGTTATGGGCGACAGGTGATTTACGAGTGGCACGGAGACGGCGTCGCCGACCACGTCGGCGCTTCCTGGCCTGACCTCAGCGCCGCGCTCTTCCGCGCAGTTGAGGGCAATACGAGCATGGGCGGCTCACAGGACAACGGCAATGGCGTCCTGGTGAAGTACCGCTACGACGAGGACATCCTCGGTTGGGTCGATATGCACCGTGTGCTCGCTTGGATGATCGACAATGGCCGCTGGGACGGCGGCGGAGCTACGCCCGCGCAGTCAGGCCCGACCGACATCACCGCCCTGCAGCGCGCGGTCGATGCAGACCCCGACAACGTGCTCGGCCCCGACACTCGCCAGCGCATCCTCGCCGTCGCCGCAGCATCCACCTGGGGAGGCAGCGAATTCCCATTCGGCGTCGAATACACGCAGCGCGTCGTCGGCGCAGAGCCGGACGGCATCTGGGGTGAACACTCCGAAGCCGCACACGACGCCGTCGTCGGCCGCATTCAGGCCGCAGTCGGCGCATACCAGGATGAAATCTACGGCGCAGCTACCAACGCCGCCGTCAGTATCGCGCTCGCGGGCGCAGAGACCGCGTGAGAAGGAGACAGACGTGAATCAGAGTGACATTCTGCTGGGATTGCAGTCGGATCCGTTCGTGACGTCGGTCCTCATCGGCGTTGTATGGCCGCTCGTTCAGGCGGCGCTTGATCGTCCGTACTGGACGCGCCAGCGTCGAGTCTGGCTGACGATCGGCGTGGCCGTCGTCGTGACTGCCGGTGTCTGGATCTCCGGATCCTACCCGGCAACGTGGAAGCTCATCGTCTCACAGGCCACTGTATTCCTCGGTGTCGCCTGGACTGTATTCCAGATCCTCTCGCGGATCCGAATCGGCGGCGGGAGCATCATTGATTGGGCCGGAGCCCTCACACCGGGTGGCGAGACAATCGCTGACATCAAGGGTGAAACTGAGGGGCGCAGTCAGGAGGACAGTGGTGCCGTGGGTACAGCTTGATAATGTTGTCGTCGGCGCGCTCATCGGACTGGGCGGAATCGTCTGTGGCAACCTCATCAGCGGGTGGTCGCAGAGGCGCGTCGAGCACGAGCGCTCACGTCTGGCGGAGCTGACTCTCGCATTCGACTCAATGAAGGCCGAGCTTGAGCGATTGACGCTGAAGGTCGATCGGCTTGAGAAGGATCTTGAGGCGGCAACGGCTGACCTTGATCAAACGCGCGCGCGGTACCGAGCGGCGCTCGGCTGGGGGCACAAGCTCCAGCGCATCATCGAGGATCTTCTTCTGACTCTCCCGGAGGGGACGACACTTCCGCTGATCCCGGATCCGCCGAGCGAAATCAAGTCCGACATCTGA